CTCCCACACCCGCAGGTTAGACATTTTTGATCAGGGGGTACCCCATGCCTGGACCATCTGGACGCCCTGCGCTCGCCGTTGTGCGCGATGGAAACCCCGGGCACCGCCCTATTCCCGAGGCCGCAACCGTTCCGCCGGCCGATTTCCCGGAGCCGGACTGGACCAAGGAACTGCCCGAGTCCAAGGCTCCTCGGAAGCCGGTAGAACCGGAGCGCGAAGAGGATGAAACGATCGAGCATTTCATCCAGCGTGAGTACCGCTACGAGAAGAAGCTGGAGGCTTACGAGCTGCGCCGGCAGGCCATCAACGGGACGCGGTTCGTGAAGCGCAGAGCTGCGGCAGAGTGGGCCCGCGTTGTTCCGGTGCTCCAGAACTCCATCGGCCTGGGCAATCCGGATTATTCAGTTGTTGTGGACATGTGTATCTGCGTGGCCCGTCTCGAATGGTGCGAGCACGAGCTTTCCCGTGAAGGCCTCATCGTCATGGGCCAGCGCGGCCCCTGCAAAAACCCGATGACAACCGTCGCCGGCCAGTACAGGACACAGCTCAAGACCTATATCCGGGAGCTGGGCCTGTCTCCATCCGCCCGGACGGGTCTGCCGTCCAAGCCGGACGGCGGAGACGAAGATGACCCGTTCGATTGACCAGAAAGCAGACGCCATGGGCTCAACAGCAAAGCAGTACCGCAAGAAACCCGTTGTCATCGAAGCCATCCGATGGACTGGGACAGCAATGAGCGCCACGGAAGTCATCGATTGGGCACTCTCCCACAAGGACGGGACTTCCATCCGTTACCACTCCGCACAGGATGCCTACGACGACGGAGAGGAGGCCTGCCCCTACTCGCCAGCATCCCTCGCCGTGGACACGCTCGAAGGAACGATGTCTGCCATCGCCGGGGACTTCATCATCCGCGGCGTGAACGGTGAGTTCTATCCCTGCAAGCCGGACATCTTCGCGAAGACCTACGAAGCCGTATAGAGACCAGGAGACCGGCAAACATGAGCCAGCAGCCAAGCGTCGGCCGCATCGTCCACTACCACTCCTATGGGACGCCGGGCGGCGAGTACCGCTCTGAGGCGCGCGCCGCAATCATCACGGCCGTTCATTGGAGCGACGCCGCCGATGAAGAGGACTGGCAGGGAATCGAACAGCCGGCCGCTTCCGGAGATGACCAGGCGGTGGACTACATCGACTCCATTTCTCTGGCCGTGCTTAACCCCACCGGAATGTTCTTCAACGAGAACGTCCCCTTCAGCAGTGTTCCCGCTCCGGGGCATTGGTCGTGGCCGCCGCGCAGCTAGTCCCCAGTCTGAGTAATCCAAGAACACCGGAAGAGGATCATGATGACCCAGATCACCGCATTTGCCACACTGACCCGAAAAGAGGCCGCTCCAGACAACGGCCAGACGGAGCTTGCCTTCATCGCGGAGTATGGGGACGAGCGGAACAAGGAGTGGGCCGGCGTATACCCGGCACTGAGCCTCAGCATGAACGTGCTCGACTCAGTGGCCGAGCAGTTCGATCTGCAGGAAAGTTACCTGATCACCTTTCAGAAGCCCGAGGGGTAGGGGTAACTCTCCAGCCACTCAGGAGGTCTCATGCTCGCGGACTTCGACCAGTCAAGGCTTCCAGCCCCGTATGAGGCCCTGATCGAGCTGGGCATGACCCATGAGCAGATCAAGGATGCAGCGAGCAAGGAACCCCTGGTAGTCGCGAACCAAGCTGACCAGCAGGCCGGGGCGTGGTTCGATGTGGACCGTGCCCGAAAAGCGCTTCGCGCCCTGGGTACCTTCAGGCACTCCAAGGGCCGCTGGGCCGGCACTCGCTTGCGTCTCGGTGAGGGTCTGGATCCGTGGCAGGTTGTCTGGGTTATGGCTCCGGTCTTCGGATGGGTCTACCACGACGCAGAGATTGACCGGGTTGTTCGGGTAATCCGTACGGTCTGGATCGAGATTCCCCGAAAGAACGGCAAGTCCACCTTCGCGTCCGGCATTTCCGGTGTTCTGCTGCTCGCTGATGGCGAGATGGGTGCCGAGGTCTACAACGCAGCTGGCTCCGCATTGCAGGCCGGGCGTGTGTTCGAAGACGCCAAGCATATGCTCATGACTTCCCCCGCGGCCAGGAAGCGCATTGAGCCGCTCAAGGAGGTTGTGCGGGTACCAAAGACCGCCGGCATACTGCGAGTCCTTTCCCGCGTCGCTGAGACAGCCCACGGACTGAACGTTTCCGGGGCCACCATTGACGAGATCCACACGCTGCGGCTCCAGCGGAAGCTCATTGAGGCCATCGAAACCGGCGTCGGAGCCCGGGACCAGCCTCTGATCGTGTTCATTACGACGGCGGATGAGGCTGAAGAAGGCACCCCGTACGACGAAAAGCATAACTACACCCGCAACGTTGCCAACGGCATCGTCCAGGACCCCTCTTTCTACGGTGTGATCTGGGCTGCGGGCCCGGACGATGACCCCTTCGCGGAGTCCACCTGGTACAAAGCGAACCCCGGACTGGGCAAGTCACCCACGCTCGCCTACATGCGCGGGCAGGCGAAGAAAGCCAAGTCCTCCCCCACAACGCTCCCCGCGTTCCTTCAGCTGTCACTAAACCGGCGCTCGCCGTCTCAAATGCGCTGGGTGGACATGGACAAGTGGAACGCGCTACGGATCGCTAAGCGAACGCCACTGCGGGGCCGGAGAGCATGGGGCGGGCTTGACCTGTCCGCCACATCGGACCTCACAGCCTGGGCTGTATGGGCCGAGTCGAACCGGCCCGGGTTCGAGCTGGACCTCTTCACCCGCATATGGGTGCCGGCGGAACGCGTCATCGATCTGGAGAAGCAGCTGATGGTTCCCCTGCAGGACTGGATCGACCGCGGCTACGTCACCGCGACCGAGGGCGATGTCATCGACTACTCGGCTGTGAAGTCGGCTGTGATCGGTGACTGTAACCACTTCGATATGCAACGCGTCTCCTATGACCGCATGTTCGCCGGCCAGCTGGTACAGGAGCTGGACGCGGAGCTGAAGGGCATCGAGATCACGCCTGTTGCCCAGACCTTCTACGGACTATCCCCCGCGGCCAAGGAAATGGAACGCCTGTGGCGGTCCAAGACCATGGGCTGGGACGGCAACCCCGCACTGAAGTGGATGGCGTCAGTGGTCGAGGTAAAGACCGATGACCTGGACAATATCCGGCCAGTAAAGCCCAACCGTAAAAAGTCCAGCACCCGAATCGATGGCTTTCAGGCCGCCGTTACGGGCATGGACGGCATCGTCCGTAGCGACTTGCGGAAACAAGAATCCGTGATCCACACGGGATCAAGCACGAAGAGGAGGTGAACGAGTGGACCTGACACAAGCGAAGGCGAAGACAGAGCAGCTCAGCCGCGAACTCATGGCGCGCCGCCCGCAAATCGAAAAGCGGATCAAGTACTTCAAGGGCGAGACAGGCAAGCTCCACTACGCCTCCTCAAAATTCGCTGAGTACTTCGAAAAGCAGTACGCCGGATTCTCGGATAACTGGTGCATGCCGGTCGCACAGGCGCCCGCAGAGCGTATGAACCTACTCGGGATCCGCCCCTATGGGAGGACAACTGGTGTTGACCGGGATCTTGAACGAGCTTGGCTAGGCAATGACGGCGACGCCGGCTCTTCAGAGGCCTTCCTCCTCTTCGGTGTGGCATCTCGGTCATACTCCCTGGTGCACCCTGCAAGCAGCCCCGATGGGATGCCCCGGCTGACGTGGGAGCACCCGGAGTCCGCCATCGTGGACACCGATCCAGCCACCGGGATTGACCGGTTCGGCCTCATCGTGTGGGCAGACGACAAGATGGACTACGCCACCCTCTACACCCCGGACCAGGTCTTCAAGTTCAAGAAGGTAACCGACCAGGACCGCCACGAGCGCAACGGCCAGGCTGTGGACCTGACCGCAGGATGGGAGCTTCGCGACCCGAACGTTGAGGTCGAGCCCAACCCTCTCGGTGAGGTCCCACTTTCGGAGCTCCGGAACCAGACACTGCTGGACGATGAGCCCATATCGGACATCGACGGCGTAGGCGCACTGCAGGACACTGTGAACCTGATCTGGGCCTACCTGCTGAACGCACTTGACCAGGCTTCACTCCCTGCCCGCGTCGTCACCGGGGCAGAGCTTCCCAAGGTGCCGATCCTCGACAAGGACGGCCAGATCGCTGGATACCGCGATGTGGAACTCGACGAGCTGATGAAGGAGCGCATCCTCTGGATCCCCAGCAAAGATGCAAGCATCGAGGAATGGACCGCGGCGTCTCTCGATGTGTTCTCCAAGGTCATCAACCAGCTGGTCGAGCACATCGCAGCCCAGACGCGTACGCCTCCTCATTACTTGGTGGCCAAGATGGTCAACACCGCGGCCGAATCTCTGAACATCGCAGAGGCAGGCCTGGTCTCCAAGACCGGGGAACGCATCACCTACGCGGGCCGGGGCCTGAAGAAGACGAAGCGGCTGATGGCAAAGGCCATGGGAGCCGACGAGCGGCGATTGCTTGCCCTCAACGCAGGCAAGCTCATCTGGGCCAATGTCCAGTACCGCTCCGACTCCCAGATGGCCGACGTCGCCGTAAAGTTCCGTAGCGCTGGATTCCCAATGGAGTACATCGCGGAGAAGATCCTCGTTGACCCGGCAGAAGTAGCCCGTGTCATGAAGATGATCAAGCAGGAACAACAGAATGATCCGCTGGCAGCAGCGCAGCGGGCAATGCAGGGAGCTCCGGATGGCTTCGGCGCTTGACCTTGCAAACATCCACTACGAACAAGGCAAAGAACTCCAATCCAGCGCGGCCGGCAAACTGCTGGCGCTCTGGCGAGGGGTCAACCGCCGGCACATCCTCGCATCCTGGACTGACGCTCTACCAGAGGCCGTGGCAATCATCACCGCCACGCAGCTGGCAGCAGCCGAGGACGGCGCAGCCTACATGGGCGCCGCCCTCGCAGCCCAGTCCTTGGACCTCAAAGGCCCCAAGGTCGTCCCGCGAGCATTTGCAGGTTTTGCCTACCCTCTGGATGCAACCACTCCACCGATGGACCTTGCCGGGACACTGTCAGCACCGGCCTTTACCGCTCTCCGGGGCATCCGTGGAGGGTTGACGCTCGACCGGGCCATGGGGGGCGGCCTGAACGACCTCCTGCTGCGCTCGCAGATGCAAATCGCGGATGCAGCCAGGAACTCCGGCGGCGTGATGATGGCGAGCCGGGACAAGCCTGCCGGATATGTGCGGATGCTGAACCCGCCGTCGTGCTCGCGGTGCACCGTTCTGGCCGGGAAGTGGTTCAAGTACAACCAGGGATTCAGCCGCCACCCCGGGTGCGACTGCCGACACATCCCATCGAGCGAATCCATGGCTGAGGACGTCACCACGGACCCCTACGAGTACTTCCGATCCATCCCCCAGACAGAGCAGAACCGGACCTTCACAAAGGCCGGCGCTCAGGCAATCAGGGAAGGCGCGGACATCTTCCAGGTCGTCAACGCCCGCCAGGGCATGTACACCAGCGCCGGCGGCTCCAAGGTCACCAGAGAGGGCGTCACACGCCGCGGCTATTGGGGATCCCAGCAAACGACCAGGGACCGCAAGGGCAGCGAGCGTTACGGCGTCTCTGTCCGCCAGCGGATGATGCCCGAGGAAATCTACAAACGCGCCAAAACTCCTGAGAGGGCCAGAGCCCTTCTGGAGGAATACGGCTACATAACTCCCGCCGGACAAGCTCCGGATGGGGCGATAGCCGGAAGTGCTCGGGGATTCTCCGAACGCTACCGGCGCAACAGCTGACCGACAATCGACCAGCTGCCAACCATTTATCGCGCAATGCGAGAAACGGAGAAAGTCCCATGCCTAAGAAGACCCTGCACGGCATCGACATGAGCGCACCCGGCGCGGTTGCTCAGCTGCTCGCCTTCCACTACGCCACCTTCGGGGACGCAGAGATGAAGGATGACGACGACGCCGACGACCAGGACGATGACGACGATTCCGACGACTCGGACGACGCCAACGACAACCAGGATGACGACGATTCCGACGACTCGGACGACGACGCCAAAGACCTGGGCGACAAGGGCAAGCGGGCACTGGACGCCATGAAAGCCAAGCTGAAGGCGGCCAAGGCCAGCGAACGAACAGCAAAGCAGGAGGCCGCACAGCTCAAAGCTGAAAAGGCCAATGCTGGTAAGCCGGCGGACGAGCAGGCCATTGAAACCGCCAAGCGGGAAGCAACTGAGGCAGCTCTATCCACCGCAAACAAGCGCATCCTGCGCTCCGAAGTGAAAGCAGCAGCGGCGGGCAAACTCGCCAACCCTGCACTCGCCGTGAAGCTCATCGACCTTGACGAACTCGAAGTCGATGAAGACGGCAACGTCGATGAGGACGCCATCGCGGAAGCGATCAGCACACTCCTCGAAGACAATCCGTATCTGGCCGCGCAAGGCGGCGCAACCAAGTTCGACTCTGCCCGGGGCAAGCCCAAGCAGAAGACGAAACTCAGCAAAGCCGACCTCGAAAAGATGACGCCGGAGGCAATCGCCAAGGCGTACGACGAGGGACGCGTCCAGGCGTAATCAACGCCGCCGCCAAACGCTCACAGAAAGCAGTAGAACACCATGGCACTTGCAAATTTCATCCCGACCCTGTGGTCGGCAAAGATGCTGGTCAGTTTCCGCCAGCGGGCTATCTTTGCCGCCCTGGCGAACCGGGAATACGAGGGCGAGGCCCGTTCCGGCAACACGGTCAAGATCACGGGCGTCGTTGACGTCGCGGTCAAGGACTACAAGGCCGGCGCACTCCCCGACGGTGCGGGCGGAACTCTGCCCCGCACCACCACCCCGGACGAGATCACCGACACCACGATCGATCTGCTCATCAACCAGGAGAAGAACTTCGACTTCTACGTTGATGACATCGACCGCGCCCAGGCTGCCGGCAAGCTGACCCCCTACACGGACTCAGCCGCCGCGGGCCTCGTGGAGGACTCTGACAAGTTCCTCGCCGCCCTCCTGTACCTGCAGGGCACGGCTGTCGTCCCGGGAGCCCCGGCCACCACCGCGGCCACTGCATGGAACGTCATCCGTGACCTCCGCAAGGCCCTCAACAAGGCCAAGGTTCCCATGGGTGAGCGCGTGTTCGTCGCGAACGCCGAGTTCTCCGCCCTCCTGGAGGAGAACGACTCCAAGCTGATGCAGGCCAACACCAGCGGCACCACCAAGGGCCTTCAGGAAGCTGAGCTCCCCCGGATCCTCGGCTTCGACGGCTTCGGCTCGGAGAACCTGCCCACGACCAACAAGCCCTCCATCGTGGCCTTCCACAAGTCGGCCCTCGCCTACGTCTCGCAGATCGAGAAGACCGAGGCAATGAGGGCACAGAACAAGTTTGCTGACCGTCTGCGTGGCCTCCACGTCTACGGCGGCAAGGTTCTGCGCCCGACTGCCGTAGCTCACTGGACCGCAGCATGAGCCCCCGCATCATCGGCCCCTCCGGCGTAGAGCTGGATGTGGACCGCGAGATGGCAAGGGGCCTTGTGCGGGACGGATTCGCCAAGCTGGTTGAGGGCGAGCCGGAATCCAGTCTGGAACGGCCGGACCCGTCGAACATCCTCAATCCTGAGGGTTCGCCTGCTGTGGTCTACCCGGTTGGTAACAGCGTCTCCGACGTCGTGCCCAAAAAGGTAGATCCGGATGCCGGGGTGGATGGTCAGCCTCGCGGCAACGCCAGCCGTGACGAGTGGGTTGCCTACGCGCTTGCCAATGGCAAGACCGAGGACGACCTAAACGGGCTGAAGCAGACCGAGATCCGGGCACTGTTCGCAGCGCCGGCCGCGGAGTCCTCCGAAGAGGACCCCAAGTCCCCTGAGGGGCAATCCACCGAAGAGGGCAACAAGCCCGCTGACGAGTAAGAAGGAGGTGACCCGGTGGCTGATCTGATCACCCCGGCGGATCTGGCGAAGTACGAGGTCGAAGGCCTCGACTTCACCGGACTCCGCGCAGCAGTGTTTATCAGCAGCGCATCCGAGGCTGTCATTGAAGCCGCCGGGTCACCTATCCGTCAGACTCGTTCAGAGGTCGAGATCCCGGCCACGTCCTCCCGGATCCTCCGGCTACCAGGGCTGCCCGTCTCGGAGATTCACTCCGTGAAGATCGACGGGGTCCTGCTCACCGGATGGAAACGCGTCATGGCCGGCGTCTACCGTCCTGACGGCTGGTCAAGGTGCGAGCTGGAGACCGTAACGGTGGACTACACGCACGGCCTGCCAGCCGTACCAGCCGATATCAAGGACCTCGTGGCACGGATGGTCATCGCGGCCATGCTGTCCGCTCAGGACGGCGCTGACGGCCTCGCTCTGAACAACGGCAGGCTCTCATCCTTCGCCATCGACGACTACCGCGAAGCATACGCAACCGGCGAGGAAGTCGAAGCGGTTACGGAAATGACCTTGCCTGAACGGACCAGGGAAAGACTCGCCAAGCGGTTCGGCGCCGGGGCGTCAGTACAGGGGCAGCTGTGAGGGCCGCACGAGCCGCGCTCGCCAGAGGCCGGCGTAAAGCCAAGGCAATGATGATCGACGCCTGCACTGTGCACCGGCCCGGGGACCCGGTTACTAACCCGGTAACAGGCAAAGTAACGAGGCCTGAAGAGCCGATCTACACAGGGCCCTGTCAGTTTCAGCAGACCATCGCCCAAGCCGCTGAGTCCGAGGCTGGCGAGCACGAGTACACAACACAGGACGTGGTGTGGAAGACCCCAGTGACGGCTGGGCCATTCCAGGTCAACGACGTCGTGAGAGTCACAGCCAGCGGCGAGGATCCGCACATGGTGGGAGGTGTCTACCGTGTGACTGATCTCTTCAACAAGACCTATGCCACGTCCCAGAGATGCAGAGTCGAGGTGGTGACGTCGTGATTATCGACGCATCGGATTTCAACGCTCTCGGCGATGATCTCCGTTCTGCGGCCGAGCAGCTGCACGCCGGCGTGGGCGGTGTCGTCTCCAAAGGGGCGCTGAACATCAAGCGCCAGATCCAGAAGGATTTCAGAGGAGACAAATCCTTCGAGGGCGTGACGGATATCCGGTACAACCGGAAGGTCTCGACCAACAGCGTGGAAGCCGATATTGGCCCCTACGTTGATTCCGAGGGATTCGGTTCACTGGTGGGAATCGCCATCCACGGCGGTTCCAGGGGCGGCGGCGGGACGGTCCCGGATCCGCTGCTTGCTCTCCGCACCGAAGAACCGAAATTCATTGAGGCACTCCTCGGTCTGACCGGCGGAGTGCTCAATGACTAAGGCCCACTACGACGCATTCGAAGCGCTCATGCCGGAAGGGCTGGAACGTCACAGAGGCTCAGCCCCGAAGGTTATCGCGGACGGGTACCCGTACGTAGTCATCGGCGGAAACGCCGGCGATGAAAGCACAGAGGCTTACGCCGGTGATCCGGACTCTCTGGATCTCAGGTTCAAGGTGACCTATGCAGGGCTCAGTTTCGATTCTGTGCTGATGACCATCCAGAGTGTCCGCCTGAGCGTCTTAGGCGCGCGCCTGGTGGTCCCCGGTTGGACGACCACCGGGTTCCGGCATCAGGCCCTGTTGGATATCCGTACCGATTTTGATGTGACTGTCCCTGACATCACAGTTCATCCCGTTTATGCGGTCGATGAATTCAGCGTCTTCTCTGGACGCTGACCCTCATAGCTCTATTCGCGGCTCCCGTCCTGGGGGCCTTCCTCATTTAAGGAGGCCCATCGTGGCACCCAGCAACAAGGCGACTCCACCTTCAGACGAAGTGGACAAGGTCGCAGAGTCCGAATCCACAGCGCCAACGGCCAGCGAGCCGACTCCGGCTTCCACGGAAGTGGACCAGTCGCAGGGCGAGGCCGAATCGGAGCAGCCCGAGTACGACCGCCGCAAGCGGATCTACGTCAGGGACAAGGAAACAAAGGTCGAGAATCCGAATCCGGTCCCGGAAACGTGGCTCGGCATATTCGCCAACCTTGAGGCCGTCCCCGCCTCATCGAAAGAAGGTAAGTAACCATGGGTCAGAAAATGCTCACTGACGCTAACCGGCGTCTGGACTTCTTCCCTGCAATTGCCAACTACCACGCACCCACGTTGGCAGAGGCCGGAGCTGCGGGTGTCCTGCAACTCTCAACGCTGATCACCATCGCTGATTTCGCCCTAGGTTCGACCGGGGATGACTCGATCAACGACCCTGCCTATTCCGCGTCGTCCAACTCCACCGTCCCGGGCCGGACCAACTACGAAGCCGGAATGAACTTCTTCCGGTGGAAGACCACCCTCGATGACAAGGCATGGACGACGTTCGACGGCAAGAACCTCCACGGTTTCCTGGTTGAACGCATCGGACAGATCGCAGACGGAGAGAAGGCCCATGAGGTGCCCCTTGCTGTTGGTGACGAGGTCCGTGTCTTCGAAGTCCTCACGGGTACCCAGCAGGTCCTGAACCCGACAGGCGCCGGATACGAGAAGTTCCGTCAGGCCTTCTTTGTCCAGGACCTCGTGGACGAACGCGCGGTCATCGCGGCCGCGTAGCAACAGACTGCCGGCCGGTGGGTTTTCCAAGGTTCCCACCGGCCGGCGCACCACCTCAAAAAACCTTGCCCCAATTCACACCAAAAACCTTGGAGGTTTTGCCATGACCGAATCATTCAATCTCGATAACTGGCTCGACGGCATTCAGCGCACCGAGCGCTCTGTCACTTTGTACGCCCGCCCTGACCTGTTGGCCGACATTGACGAGCTGGAGGCCAAGCTGCGCCTCGCGGGCGAGGTCCCGGAAGAGGATCGGGCTATGTCCGATTCCACCGGAGGGAAACTGCAGGAGCAGATCGACGCCCTGTACATCGCGCTGGACGCTTCCAAGCAGGTTTTTCGGGTGAGCTTCTTGGACGATGAGGAAGTGAACGCCATCCAGGAGACCGTCAAGGCTGAGTTGAAGGGCGTCGCAGACAAGGCCGCTGCTGATGCGCGCAAAGAGGCTCGCGAAAAGTGCAAGCGCCTGGAAATCACCCAGCCGAACGACATCAACAACGTCATGCGGACCATGGCGAATGCTGCTGCGGACAAGGTGATCGAACGGGAAGTTTCCGTCCGGACCCTCGCGGCCGCTGTGGTCTCCCCGAAGCTCTCTGTTGACCAGGTCAGGAAGCTCTACACAAAGGTGGGCGACGCGCAGATAGCGCTGCTGTCCATGGCTTACAGTCGGGCAGCCAACGAGGCCCCTCAGGTGGCTGTCCCAAAATCGTCGAGGCCCTCGCAGACCGGCGAAACGAGCACATCCTCTTAGAGGCACGCACCGCGAGGGATTGGAAGGTCCCGCAGACAGTGATGCGGGGCCGTCCTGACGACGGTAAGTGGTCATACGCGGACCGCGTCATGGCCCTTGCCCTAACGGCTTACGAGGACGGGCTGTGTAGCGGCTGCGGGCTCCACCATTCGGTAACCCGCGGGGATCACAATGTTGGCCGGCACGAGACCGACGAGCAGGTCATCTGTCATGGCTGCGCCCCGCTCGAAGCCAAGCTGTCCGACAAGAACCGCAAGACGTTCCCCGGTCAGAAGATCGTGGTCCGCGAGGTCGATGGCTGGGACTAGACCCACAGAAAACTGAACAGTGATTGGAGGCTCAAGTGTCTGAACGCTCCGTCATTGTCCGGATCAAAGCCGAGATCGGTGACTTCCGCAAGAACATGGCGGAGGCGTCAAAGGTCACGGCCGAAGTGGGCAAGACCGCGACCGAGACGGCGGCCAAGTCAACGACTGCTCTGGGTCAGATGGTGCAGTCCGCCGACCGCCACGAGCGGGCATGGTCCACCTCCGGCGCTGCGCTCCTCGGATTCGGTACAGCCGTCTCCGTGGGCGTTGGCCTGGCAATCAAGTCCTACGCAGAGTTCGACAAATCCATGTCCGAAGTCAAGGCGGCAACACACGCCTCAGCTGGTGACATGGAGCTGCTCCGGACAGCGGCTATCAAAGCCGGGGCCGACACCTCCTACTCGGCTAAGGAAGCCGCGGACGCGATCACGGAGCTTTCCAAGGCCGGAGTTTCGACCAAGGAAATCCTCGGCGGCGGACTCGCTGGGGCGCTCTCCCTCGCCGCAGCTGGCGGGATAGAGGTTGCCGAAGCTGCCGAGCTGGCAGCTACCGCCATGACGCAGTTCAAGCTCAAAGGCGACCAGATCCCGCACCTCGCGGACCTCCTCGCCGCGGGCGCGGGCAAGGCCCAAGGTTCAGTACAGGACCTTGGGGCTGCCCTCGGCCAGAGCGGTCTGGTAGCCGCATCAACCGGCCTGTCCATCGAGGAAACCACGGGCGGTCTTGCTGCCTTCGCTTCCGCTGGTCTCCTCGGCTCAGATGCCGGCACATCGTTCAAGACCATGCTGCAGTCCCTAACCCCGAACTCGGCGGCCGCAGCCAGCGAAATGCAGCGCCTCGGCATCAACGCCTACGACGCCAACGGCAAATTCATCGGCCTGTCCAAGTTTGCCGGGAACCTCAAAGACTCAATGAAGGGTCTCTCGGACGAGCAACGCAACGCCTCGATGAAGATCATCTTCGGCTCCGACGCCGTCCGCGCAGCGAACGTCCTCTACGAGCAGGGCGCAAAGGGCATTGCCGACTGGACAACCAAGGTCAACGAGTCCGGATACGCGGCCAGCACAGCAGCCATCAAGCAGGACAACCTGGCCGGCGACATCGAGAAGGTCGGCGGCTCTCTCGATTCCGTATTCCTGAAGTCGGGATCCGGAGCAAACGAGGTCCTCCGCGGACTCACCCAGGGCGCGGACAGGCTCATTGATTCCATAGGCCAGCTGCCGACCCCACTCCTTCAGAGCGGACTCGGCCTGACCGCACTCGCAGGCGGATCAGCGCTGGTCGTCGGCGGGTTCGTCACCATGTTCCCCAAGGTCATCGAGGCCCGTAAAGCCTTCGATGAAATGAAGATCTCCAACGAAAAGGGCGCGACAGCCCTCGGCAAGGTGGGCAAGGCAGCTGGTATCGCAGCCATCGCGCTCGCGGGCCTTCAGATTGCCGGAGCAATCCAGAAGTCATGGGCCCCTGGCGCGAAGACCATTGAGGACTTCGCTCAGGCGACGCTGGATAGCGCAACTTCGATCGACAGTCTGAACACCATCTTCCGAGAGAACGAGATCGGCGTCGAGGTGAAGGGAATAGGTGAGGCGCTCCTGCGTCTCAACGACAACCTGGTCTTCGACAACATCAACAACTTTGTCGGAGACCTCGCCGGCGGCACCTCCGCGACCCAGCGGATGCGCGACAACCTGCGAGGCCTCGATCAGCAGCTGGGCGTCCTCACCAAGGGCGGCGCCGGAGACAAGGCCGGCAAGGTCTTCCAGCAGATCAGAGAAGAGACCGACAAGACGGCCGACGCACAAGGCCGCGCTCGCCTGTCTACAGCTGATCTGCTCAAGCAAGTTCCTGAATACACCGCAGCACTGAAGGCCCAGGCGTCAGCGCTCGGAGTGAAGCTGGAGCAGCACGAGCTGGAAGAGATGGCACTCGGTAAGATCCCTGCCCGACTGGCGGCTGTAACCGCAACGTCAGAGGGGCAAGCGAAGGCCGCGGAATTCCAAGCGAAGGCGACAGAGGAGGCAACCAAAAAACTCGAGGAGATGGGCCTCGGGGCTGATGGGGCTGTCCTGTCTCTGTCAAAGCTTCTGGATGCAATGTTCGCTACCGGACTGGCCACCATGTCAGCTCGTGACGCTGAAGCTGCCTATCAGGAAAGTCTCGACGGGTTGCAGGCAAAGATCCAGGAGGTCATGGCAACCCAGACCGCAGGTAACGCAGTCTGGGATGAGGCTAAGGGTAGCTTCGATGTGACCAGCGAGGCCGGCCGTGCCGCTAACGCCGTGTTTGGGGATCTGCAACAGTCAGCCATCAACACCACCACAGCGATGGCTAACGCGGGCGCAAGCCAGCCGGACCTGCAGGCCAAGCTCGGGGAAACATACAAATCACTGTATGACACAGCCCGGGCCTTTGGAGCCTCGGAAGAAAAGGCCGACGCTCTGGCACGGTCAGCTCTGGGAATCCCTAAGAACGTCGATATCAACACTGCAATCCAGAACTACGCAGACACCATCGCGAAGGCTCACGGTGTCAAGGAGGCTGTTGAGGCCATCCCAACACGGATAGGCACGACGCACTTCCTGACAACGGACTCCTCAGGGTTCATTGACCCCCGCAACATGCCGGGCAAAATTACCGGGCCGACAGCCTTCGCTAACGGCGGCATCGTCCGGGCATTTGCCGATGGTGGTCTCGTCCATGCGGCAAATGGCTTGAAGCGTGAATCGATGATCGCCAAGGGCGGCGCGAACATCCTGTGGGCAGAACCTGAAACGGGCTGGGAAGCCTACATCAGCGGGAAGCCCGGACAGGAGAGTCGCAACAAGGCAATCCTCGCGGAGATCGCGCCACGGTTCGGCCTCGAAGTATCTGCCCGCCACGGGGACAACGCACCGTCCAAGTCCATGGCAGGTGGACACGGGGCCGTCCATTCGTTCAGCGGCTTCAACCCCGGAACCCACGCCAGCAGATCCTCAGACCCAGCTGCTGGCGCAGGGATCTACATCGACAAGGTCGAACTCAATGAGCAGTCAGACCCAAGGGCCACGTTCATGGAATTCAACCGAGACATGAAGCGTCGCCGCGTATAGAGAAGGAGGCTGGGATGCCATACCCAAGTCCTGTTACGTATCCCAGCCCCTCCCTCTACCCCGGATTCGCATCCGGCAGCAGTAACCGGATGATCAGCATCGGGGATCTCGTCCTAGGTGACTACGACGCCGATGGCGTCAAGTGGTCAATCAACGACTTCGACGGTTGGGAAGGCTCGCCCGCCTCAACCATCGAGTTCGAACAGCGCGCTCGTGACCACGGGTCAACCGCCTCGGAACCGTTCATGACCACCAGGTACATGACTATCGAGGGCAAGATCAGGGCACCTTCCGCTTCGCTCCTGGAAGCCGCATTCAAGAAGCTCAACGCAGCTGTAACGCTGGCCCCGTTTCAGATGCTTGTGTCCGAATCCGGCGGCGTACTCAACTGCATGGCGCAACGCCAAGGTGCCGTCATTCCGAAGCCAATCACCGACACTCTGGCAACATATTCCCTCCTGATTGCAGCCAAAGATCCCCGCAAGTACGGAAACCTTGAAACTTACTCAACCTTGCTGCCTTTCTCCCACGGCGGATTGATCCGGCCTTCAACGTGGCCTCGGACATGGACGGGCGTCTCCACCGAGGGGAAGATCCTGGTCAACAACCCCGGAGACACACAAGCACCTGTATGGCTCCGCATTGACGGGCCGGTACCGGCCGGGGGCTGGGCGGCAGCTCACATAGGAAAGCAGCAGACGCTCGCGTTCGCCACAAGTCTGGCGCTTGAGCCTGGCGAGTTCGTGACCGTTGACATGCAGCGCAGGGAAGTGATGGCCCAAGGCCAATCAGCTCGTGCTGGATACGTGACCTCTCGTGGCTGGTTCTCTCTGGATCCGGGCATGAATGAAATCGGCTTCTCCGCAAACAGCCACTCCTCTACTGCCTTACTCACTCTCACAACGAAACCCGCCTGGAGCTGATTATGACGATTACTTTTCTTGCCCCTGACGGTGTCCCGGTAACGGCCAAGCAAGAGCGTCAGGCGCACGCTGCACTCTATGGTGGGGGCGCTGACCGCCCTCTCGGTGGGCGCTCGGGCTTCCGGATTGATACGGCCTCGGACATCTTCACAGTTACGTCCACAACCTGGACGCTAAAGCCCTGCGCGGCCATGATCGACCCTGCCGCGACCAACTATCAGGGAATGTACGGGTGGTCCACGGACGCGGACGTCCAAGGTGTCAAGGCTCCAGCTGATGCCACTCTTCCGCGGAAGGATATCGCGTATATCCGGATCAATGACTCCAGTGCCGGGGATCTCTCTGGCTTGCTCTCGGCGCCAGTTGAGTATCTGGAAGGAGTGCCGGCCGCTTCACCGATTGCGCCGGGGCTGCCCCCGCGGTCGTTCCTCGTAGCCACGGTGACAGTCCCCCAGGTTGGTGGGGGATCTCCGACTGTTGTCCTGAACCCGGCAAGGTTTGTTGCAGCCGGGGCCCCACAGCTGGTGTCTTCTGATGCCGAGCGGGACGCCCTTTCCAAGTATCTGGATCTTCAGGTCATCCGGAGAGACAAGAACGGGCGGATCGAGACGTGGAACGGAACCACCTGGTGGTGGATCGGGCAGACGTGGGAGTTCAACCGCGGCGCCGGATCTGATGCTAGCTTCACGACCGCTAACACCGGACTTGTTTCCGGGACGATATCGAACGCGCCGGCAGGAACTTACGAGATCTTAGGGCAGGCCGGCCTCTACGGGGCGACGTCGGCGCTCGGCCGGGTGTTCGTGGGCACGGGGCCCGCGGGATCGACCACCTATTACAAGCGCAGGCAGGACCTCACCAACACCGCGTCAACATACAACGTCCTCAAGAAGAATTTTGTTCACGCGGGCGGGAACCTGGTCGTCACGGTGGGCTACGACGTTACCACCGGCACGGCCACGGTCATGTCTGCCGGGTCAGGCGAAACCACCGTCACAGCAACACTCGTAAGCGTGTAGGGAGGACCAGACGTGTGGACGCAGCGACCATCACCGCGATTGCCGGAGCGCTCGGACTGTTGGGCGGGGGCGCGTGGAAGCTAATCGACCGCGCGGACAAAAAGCGCGAACGGCGGGAGGTTGCCGTGGAAGAACTCCTGAAGCTGCAAATAGTCGGGCTGGAAGCGGACAAGCTCAAGCTCGAAGCGCAAAACCTGCAGGAACGGCAGGACTCCGAACGCCGCGAGAAACGCTTGAAGAGGTACAACTCACAGATCAAGTCCCACGCCGGCAAATGGCGGGAGCAGTTGATCGCCAACAACATCGATCCCGAACCCGCCGACTGGCCGGAGGACAAAGATGACTGATCTACAGCAAGAGATAACAAAAGCATCAACCAAGGCTGCGACGTCGCGGAAGACTTCCAAACGCATTCAGCTCTGGCTGCTGATCACGTCCGTTCTTCTCGCCGTTTCGGTCGCCGTCATCGTCGCGCTGCTCCACAATGCCGAGAACCGGGCCGATGTGTCCGGAGCCCAGGTTGTTACGGAGCAAGAGGAGAAGAAGGAAATCGCCAACCAGGCGCAGAAGGCGTTGTGTCAGGAGGGCGACAAGCTGGTCTTTGACCGCGAGCTGTGCGAGTACTGGGCGACTGTCGCCCAGGAACCGCCCGTTCAGCTCCCGGAGGTGGCCAATAATGGGCCAACACAGGCCGAGCTGATCCTCGCATTCCGCGCCTACTGCGATGCCGGGAACTGCAGAGGCGAAGACGGGGAAACCCCCACCCCTGATGACATTGCTGCAGCCTTTGTGAAGTTCTGCGCAAACGATCGATGCACCGGCCCGGAGGGCAAACCGGGAGAGGCAGCGGAACCGTTGGCCCCAGAGTTTGAAATGGTCCTCGCCGCCGTCACCCAGTACTGCGCATCTGGCGCTTGTGTGGGCCCATCTGGAGCAGGCGGCGCAAACGCTACACAAGACATGGTCCTCGCGGCCGTCCAAGCGGTATGCGCCAACGACGCCTGCCGCGGAGAAAAGGGCGACGACGGCGAGAAGGGTGAGAAGGGCGACCCGCCGACAGTCATCCATGTGATTGATCCAGCAGGCAGGCCGCAGACATGCACGCCCAATCCGCCCGGCAGCACAGAGTACTACTGCACCTGGGACGAAAAGCCCGGGCCGACATTGCCCATCGAACCACCTACTGGGGGAACGCCATGATCATCACCAAAGAAGCCTTCAGCGAGTGGATGCAGTATGTCCTGGCTAACCGTTACATCAATGTAGACGGCGCTCACGGCGCCCAGTGCTGGGACCTGTTCGGTCACTTCTGTGACTGGTTCGGAATCCCCCGGGTGAACACCTACGGGGGGCGTTGGAGCGGCTGGGCTGGGGCTCTCGTGGACCAGTACGCGGTGAACGGGGCAGCTGCCAACTTCGAGTTGATCAGCCCTGATCAGCCCGCACAGCTGGCCGACACCGCAGTCTGGGGCGACAGCTACTGGTACTACCCGGCAACACACGTCGCCCAGGTAGTCAGTGACGCTGGCGGACTCCTGCTGTGCCTGTCACAAAACTCCAGTCCATCCCTCCCTGACAACCCTTACCCCGGGGCCTCTACCGGCCCGACCATCTTGCAGCATCTCCCAAAGCAGGGGCTCATCGGCTACCTGCGGCCGCGCGGCGGCATCATCTACCAAGGCACCACCATCCCCGAGGAGGACGAAATGTCAGGCGTACACACAGAACGGCTCAACCAGGCCGTAGACCGCATTCTTGGGCGCGACGAACAGCGCTATATTTTCCTTGATACGGACAATCGGATCAAGCCATGCGATCCCGGAACACCCGGCTCATGGGCGGCCCGCTCCGCCGACGTCGGGGACATCGTGGGCATCCTCTACCTGCTGCAGGACGGCACGAAGCGCACCGTCGATGAGGTATCCGCCGCCTACCACCAGGGCGAGGCGTCAGCAGAGCGCAGGGCCTCGGACCTGAAGGGCCTCGTCGCAACGCTCTCCGCCGCCGATCTGGCAGAAGCGCTGCCCGACGAACTTGCCAGGGAAGTAGTGGACGAGCTCGTTGAACGCCTGAAAGTAGGTTCCTGAACATGGAGAACTTCCTCGCTCTCGACAACGCTTCCCTGTGGGCGCTCGCCGTCGGCTTCTTCAGCCCTCCAGTGATAAGCGTCATCCAGCAGTCCCGGTGGAGCGCCCGCCGGCAATCAGTCGTAGCGTTCGCCTTCTACGTCCTCGTCGCCGCTGTAACGGCATACGTGGCAGGACTGTTCAACACGCCGGACATACTGAGGCTGGCCCTGCTGATCTTCCTTGCCGCTGGCACGAGCTACAAAACATTGTGGAAGCCAACGGGGATCAGCCCGGCCATTGAAGCAGCGACGTCGCCCAAACAGGATGACACCCCGCCCAGGCATTCGGCCGCCGGAACGGTGAATCTTGTCATCCACACAAGCGCAGACCCAGACCAGGTGGCCCGCAATATTGCCCAGAGGCTGGGAGGAGAGGAGCCCAATGTCTGAGCAACTCACGGACCTCCTCGCCGCGACTCAAGAGCTTCCGGATCTGTTGACTGAGCATACGCCCACGGCGGCAACGCATCACATGAGCTGCGGGGCTCCGTGGATGACCTCGCAGACGGCGGAAGAAGACGGGACGGTTACCAGCAGGCTGGTCTGCCCTGTCTGCGCGACGTCTTAGAAAATAACGTGCGTTGATTCGTTGATGAGCTGGTGAGCCCGCTGAAATGAGACTCCGAGGACAATGCCAACCTCCCGCACAGTCAGGCCTTCCGTGTTGTGAAGTTCCTTCGCTGCCTCGCGTGCCTCTTTGGCTGCCAGGGCGTTGGCGACTTTCGCCTGACGGGCGTGTTCCTCGGAGTCTCGAATCAATTCCTGCACACGCTCCGGGACTCGTGGAACGACTTCGATTTCAAAGGAATCCTCTGGATCACCGGTTAACAGTGCCGCGGCGTCCCTGACCATTACCTCCACGTCCCGGAGGCGCTTGGCCTGTGTGAACAGGCCCTTCACCTCCGGGACCTCTATGGTCCAGACGCCTTCCGTGCGCTCGGCGTGTGCTGTGAGTTTCATTCGGACTCTTCCATCTCTTTGAGGATCTTGCGGGCCAAGATCTCGTTGATCTCGCTGTGCCGGGGAACTGCGGTTTGCTTGTCGCCTACCCGGACGACTGTATGTCTTCCACCTTCGCGAAGCTCCAGTTCCTCGCCTGCGTCCTTGGCGATCCTGTCGAGCTTCTTCATTAGGTCCCGTCGCTTCATCATGAGTTTAGTCTAGTGGCACTAGACAGATCAAGTCAAGCCCAGACTAGACAAAGTTTGAAGTATGCATCTGACCACCTAGAACTAAGACAACAGGAGGCCACAGTTGCTCTCGTGGGTATCAGTCAACGCCAGCACCGGGGACATCATCGCTGACCTTCCAACACTGCGCGTTCAGGGGTCATTGAAGCAGACGCTCATGCGCTACGAGTCGCAGCAAGCACACCTGCCAATGGGCGACCGAACCGATGAGGCCATGACTGACTGGCCGCCGCCGAACTGGCTTACTGCCACACGCAAGGGCGCCGCCTTTCTCGTGGCTCTGAGCGAGCCCACGGAGAACGAGCCCCGAGGCCTGCCTCTCTGGGGCGGTATGGTGGTCCTCCGGTCCCGTGAGGTGGGCGACGGTGCGAGGATGAACCTCGTTACCGCGGAGGCCTACTTTGACCGGGTCTACGTCGGGGACGAAGACTTTGTCGCTGACGCCCAGAACATCATCGTGAAGACCCTGGCGGAGAAGTACGCCAAGACCGGCGCAAAGCGGGGACTTCCGCTGCGGGTGGAGATCATTGGCGGGGACGGCGTAGCCCGCACCAAGGAGTTCAAGGACGCCGAAGACAAGACTCTCTATTCGGTCATGACGGACATGTCCGGGGAGTTGGGCGGATCAGAATGGACCGTCCGATGGGAGTGGGTCAACGAGCGGCAGCTCGGACTGGTATTGACCGTGTCCGACCGGATCGGCTCTCCTGCCCCATCCGGACTGCAGCCGGCAGCACAGTTCTACCTTCCCGGATCTGTCACTAAGGCTGAACTTGTAGAGGGCTACAGCTCCGATGAGGCCGCAAACGACGTCATGGCTGTGTCCTCCGGGCTGGGCGAGGCTCGGCCCCAATCACCCCACCAGACCAACGCAACGGACCTGCGTCCGAGGTTTGAGTACCGATGGACGCCCGAGACCAACGTCTCCGATGTGAACACTCTTATTTCCCATGCGAAACGCGCCCTGGCCGCCATGAAAGACGGATCTCTTGCGCTAACCATGACGGCCAACCGTGAGGAAGCCCCCCGGCTGGGCGTGGACTGGCATATCGGTGACGATATCGGGTTCAGCATCTCCGCTCCAGAGTTCCCAGGCGGCCTCACTGGCGTAGCCCGGGCCGTCGGGTGGGAGCTCACGGACAACACCATCACACCGCTGATCGACGTGACCGACATCGAAGGAATCGACTGATGCACCAGCCCGGACTACCCGGTTCCCAGTTCCCCAGCGACGACGAAATCATGCGGGCAATCAAGGCGCTTCGCAGCGATATGCAGCAGTTCACCGCAGCGAACGTCCTCGCTACGGCAGGCATTGCCCCCTTCGATGGCGGAGTGATGGTCAAGGGGAAGATGCACTACCAGCGTGCTGATGGCACTCTTGGTGTGGCCGTTGACCCTGCCACGGGTACCTTCACCGCTTATGACGCGGCAGGGACATCCCCAGTAGCCCGGTTCGGTGAGCTTCTGGAGACGGACCCCGGCGCGTTCGGTGTCGAGGTCGATGTCGGTGGAACATGGGTCCAGCTGGGCGCCCAGGCGGTCACCTGGGATGGCGTCGCTGGCCGCCCCGGGATAGCCGGAGGGGCGACTCTCCCCGGAAGCTCCATCAACTCCGCTGTTGCCAGCGCCACGACGGCCACGACAGCGGCACAAGCTGACGGCAACACAACCTCGGCCTTCAACCGTGACATCACTGGCCTGGTCGGTTCATACAAGGCCGTGTACATGCACAGCACCAATGTGTTCGGGTACAACACATCCCACGAGAAGTACAAGAGGAATGTCCGGACCATATCCGTTGATCCCGCAGACGGGACCGGCTTCATCATCACCCCGGACCAGCTCTTCGCCCTGCGTGGGGTCATTTACGACCGGAAGGCAACTGACGCTGACGACTACACACCTCCGGTCTCCGTTGACGAAATCGGGATGTTGGCGAAGGAAACGTACGGCGCGGTTCGGGAGCTGGCCCTGAAGTTCGACGGCGAGATTGACAGCGTCTTTTATGAGCGCCTCGCCGTGGTCCTCCTGCCGTTCGTCCAGAAGCACGAGCGGGAGATCTCGGAAGTGAAAGCCGACCACGCGAAAGAGATTGCGGAGCTGAAGGCAGCCGTGCGGAAACTTGGAGGAGATATCTGATGGCCACCATCTGGGAGATTCTGCAGAAGCGGATTTGGAAGAACGGACTGCCTGGCAACACCCCTGTTGAGGAGGTCCGGCTGAACGGTCTGGAACAGGATGTCATCCAGTCGCTAGTACAGCTGGCAAGAAATCCGGAATCACTATTCGCCGGTTCCGTGGAACCGGACGGCAACGGGGCTCCCATTTCCGCCGTCGTGGAATGGCCTGACGGCGTGCCCGGCGTGTTCTCGGGGACTCCCTCCCCTGACTTCCCTGGCGCTTTGGATGGCTGGACCGTAACCCGTGTTGGCGCTCCGACCGTGACTTTCACGCAGCCAACGGTCACGCGCAACGGCTCCGGACATATCACCAGCCGGCCACCAATGACTATCAGTTAGGAGGATCCATGAGCTTGCTCGATATACCGGGTGTCCCGGAAGGGGACCTGACGAAAGCGATGGTTGGACTCTCCAACGTGGACAACACTGCCGACGACGACAAGCCGGTCTCAGACCAGCAGGCGGCAGCGATAGCCGGTGCAGGCACGGCCCTGGCAACACCCAACACTGTGATGAGACGTGACGCTAGCGGACGGGCCTCGGTGGCCGCTCCTGTGGCCTCGACCGACATTGCGACAAAGGGCTTTGTGGAGACGTCTCTCGGCCTTGATGTCTGGCCAGCCAACATAGGTGCGAAGATCGGCTTTGTCGGAGACTCAAACATGTCCGGCTTCGGGCTGGCCAACCCGGCCACGGAACGGTGGCCTAAGCTGTTCTCCACCATGGCCGGGGCGATAGAGAACAACGTCGCAGTCGCTGGCGCCGGGTACATCAACCAGGGATCTGGAGGGGCGTCCAAGTTCGCCAACCAGGCACCCCTCCTCGCCGCGGATTGTACCCACGTCATCATCAACGGCGGCATCAACGACGCCCCACTCACCTACACGGTGGCTGCTATTCAGGCGGAAGTAGCTGCAACCATCGCCGCGGTACGCACCGCGGCCCCGGCGGCTCGTATTACCGTCATCTCCCCATTCTGGATGGCGTCCGCCCCGTCCGATGGGCTCCTCCGCGTGGATTCAGAAATCCGCCCCGCCATACCTTCGGACGTCCGCTACATCGAGGGTGGCCCGTGGATCCGGCTGGACCGAACTGAGTGGCAGCAAGGAGACGGGCACCCGAACGTTGCCGGCGCTGCGGCTATCGCAGCGTGGGCCCGTGACCAGTTCGGCGGCACCCCTAAGGGTGCGGTGTTCGGGCAGTACATCCTTGCCGGAACGTCGGACGTGCTGGTCAGTTCCCGTAGCACCACCACTCCGACGGCCTACACCATCGCCTCAGGAACGGTGTTGGGGGCCAAGTCGGGGTGGTGGGAGGTTGAGGGTCAGCTGGTCCTGTACAGTGCGGCCAACGGTTTCATATGGGTGATGGAGACGGCACGCAAAGTTTCGATCAGAAGCGACGTCACGGCGGCTCCGCTCGTTCATCGGCAGAAGATCAAGTTCTACCACCCTGGCGGGGACCTGATCGTCAAGGTCGGCTATGACCCCAGCACCGGGGCCGCACAGATCATCACATCTGCACAGTCCAAGGTGACCGCCCGATGGGTAGGTATCCAGCCGTGACAGAAATGCCCCCACCAGCCAAGTGCCGGTGGGGGCATTTTGTCGTTTCCGTTCAGCGCACGGTACTAGATCCCGAGTTTGCTCAGAGCTGCACTGATGTTGGCGGCCAGTGCAGCAGCGCCGGCGTCGTTCGGGTGCATGTGGTCCCCCGCGAGCAGTGAAGGGTCGCCCAGCCAGTTACCGGGCAGGGCATCGATGAAAGTCGCGCCGGCGTCTTTCGCGGCAGCAGCCAGTTCGCTATTGGCTACACGGATTGAAGGAGCTGGTTCGGTGTTGTCCCACATGGGGCCGATAACGACCAGGCGCACGTTAGGAAATCTTTCCCTCAGTCGGTTGAAGACGTCAGTCGCTTCAGCACGCACCAGGTCGGGGCGATGGATATCGTTCCGGGAGCCAGCCAGGATAATCAGATCGGGGCGTCCCGTGATGCGGTCAACTTCCCTGCCGAAGCCGCCGTTTGCGTAGCCCAGCCCTCCGATGGCCACATTCTGCACCGTGAAGTCTCTGGACTCATCGAGCATCGCGGGCCACGCTTTGGTGTACCGGTCGGGGCTTGAGTAGGAGTCACCGATGACGGCGACCGTCTCAATCTTCTGCGACGTGGCCACCCACCCCATGCCGAGGCAGAACAGCATCCCTGCGAGTACGACGAAATGGGGAGAACTGCTGCGCCTGGGTCCGCGGGAAGAATGCCGTGCGTTATCCAAATTTCCCCCCCAATAGTCACAAACCACATAAGAATACCCGAGCCCGCACGCATTGTTTTGTTCCGCGTATTCGTGCGGCGTTACACTTGATTCCGCTGGGCCCCAGTAGCTCAGGGGATAGAGCAGAGGCTTTCTAATCCTCCGGTCGGGGGTTCGATTCCCTCCTGGGGCACGCGAAGGGCCGGACACCATTTGGGTGTCCGGCCCTCTTTTCTTGTGTCAGGCCGCTACAGGTTCGGCCCTCCGCCGGCCGGAGCGCTCAGGGACGATGATGGCGGGAAGCTTATCGAAGCCGTGACGGATACCTTCCGGCCGCAGCTTCAGATACATCGTGGTGGTGTCCATGTTCGAGTGACGCATACTCCTCTGGACCACAAAGTCACTCACTCCGGCATCGTGCATCTCCGTTGCCAGGGAAGCCCGGAGGTCGTGCGGGCGGTGATTCAGGCCGGCGCGCTTTATTGCCTCACCGATCAACCCGGAAACCGAGTTCCCCATGATGTGTCCCTCTCCCGCAGCGTGAAGCCGGTTTGCTGTCCTGTTGGGGAACCAGTACTTATCGCGAGGCATCTGAAGGAACAACGGCCACGCGGCCTCCGGGATGGGCAGTGTGGCCTGCTTCCTCCCTTTGCCGACTGTCGTAAGGGTTCGCTTCTCCCAGTCGATGTCAGCGCCATGCACGGCCGCGATCTCCGAGACCCTCAACCCGAGGTAATAGTGAAGCGCTACCATCATCCTGGTCTTCCTGTAGATCCCGCCCTCAAGCAGCGCGTTGATCTCCTCCACGGTGAACGGATTCGGCTCACGCTTCCGAGTAGCAACCCTTGGCAACCGATAGGCCGGATTATCAAGACGCAGACCCTCATCCTGCATCCAGGCAAAGAACGTATGGAGCCCTGAGCGACGATGGACACGCGTTGAATTGGACCAGTTCTGCTTAGCCGTCCAATGGATCAGATCCCGCCGGCTAACCGTCTCCAAGCTCTCGACATCACGAGCCAGCTGCCGAATGAAGATCAGGCGCTCGCGGATTGTCTTGTCCGTGAGGTCTGCCGCTTTCATGCACGCTGTCCAGTAGTTAAGTGTGTCGTCGGTGTTCATCTTGCCCCCTGCAATTTGTCGTACCCCCATGGGTTACTTGTTTTTCGGACCAACAGTGTTTTTACACGTAAATTCTTTTTGATGTTTTTATAGCCTGAAAGGTTGACCAATCTCAGGGCCTGCATTTGCAGGCCCTGGTTTCTTTGTTTTGACCAATACCGCAGAGGGAAGCAGAGTGAGTTGGGAGGGGAGACTTCTGCCTTCTGGTCCGGACCAAAAGCACAGGGCTGTGCTGGTGGTGACGGACTAAAAGACAGGAGCGTTTACGTTGACACCGCGTCGGTTGCGTCGGTCGTCGGTCGTATCGCAGCTGGCTCAGGGCATTACTCCTGGGCAGTGGCGGCATCCTCCTGCTGTGGAGCTGGAGGGCGGTATGTGTGCAGATCTGGCGGCCCGGCTGGGCCCACTGTAGGTGCTGGCACTTCTTCGATTCCACGGGATTGCTCTTCCGGGTGAACACCCTGCCTGCACACGCGACATTGGAACTGGCTCTAACCCAGTAAGCAGCCCGCAGGTGAGGGCTTAGCGTGTTTTGAGGCGCGACAAAGCACCAGGCGGGGTAGCCGTACCGCCTCGGTATTTGAGGCAGCACAGCAGCGGGTATGGAGTATGGGCGGATCAACAGTTAGACTGATGCCGCAGCCAGAGTTCCGTAGCCGGGAGCTGGTTGCCTAGCCGGTCCGGATGTGTGAAGACATCCGGCCGGCTCTTTACTTTTAAGTTGCTCGACGAACTCGCAGCTCCGCGTATAGCTGGAGCAGCTCGGCGAGGCGGTCCTCGCGGGTCACTAGTTTCCGTCGGTCCAGGGATGTTCCCATGACGGCGAACCAAGCAGGTCCAGATACGCATTGACGCCACCGACGTGACGTTCACGGCGGTCTCTTTCGTTGCGTACGGCGACGAGCCGTGCCACCCACTTCTCAAAACCGTCTGCGCGACGTTCCTCCGGTGTCCGGACTCGCCATGCTGGACTATCGACTACCCCAAACCTGACAGTCAGGTTGCCGATATGGGCGGTGAGACCTCTGTCGTGCTCTGCCAGGGCTGCCGGACTCGAAATGGTCAGATCGCCGGCCCATGCGGGTGCTCCCGGATGCCGTCCGGCGCTGTCACGTTCCTCGTTGGCGATCATGCTGCTATCTCCAGTGGGAGGTCATCCTCAACGAGGCGTCGGAAGGGCAGGTGCGTTACATTGGATTCAATGCCTGAACCGGCAACCTTGTAATCCAAAGGCATGGGGTTTGAGACCGCCTTAGGTTTTGGGTGACTTTCGCCGCCTCCAGGATCGGACGGGAACACTGCGGCATCCGCCCTTCCCGTCTTCAGCCATTCAACATCGACGTCGCACACGACGGCCCAGGCATTGATGACCAACTTGCCCGGCATGGTGACGCCACGCTCGTAGTTCGACACCGTAGCCCGGCTGATTCCCAGCTCTGCGGCAATATCGACCTGTTCAAAGTTCTTCAGTTCTCGCGCTAAGCGCAGCCGGTCTTTCAACTGAAATTCCGGAACTCGACTGTGCAACGGTTGAATGCTCATGCGTCAAAGCTATGCCACTGTCAAAGCTTTGTCCAGAATCAAAACAACAATGTTTTATGTAATTCACAACACACGTCTTGATCTTTCCTTGTGGCAACCCTTTGACATATGCCAATCGTGCGCTATCTTTGACATATGCAAAAAACCGAGCCCCTGATCACGACTGCACAAGCAGCAGAAGTCTCGGGTAAGAGCTTGCGGACCATCATCCGGCTTGTCGAGAAGGGGAAGTTGAACCCCGCTCAAAAGCTCCCTGGTCTGCGTGGAGCCTTCCTGTTTGACGCAGGAGACATAGAGGCCCTGAAGCCCGTCAAAAGCCCGGAGGCCCTAACCGACTCCGCCTGACTTGCCTTTAGCTGCAAGGCAACAAAAAGCGGCCCAGTGCATTCCGCCAAGAACCTCACTGGACCGCTTGTAACCCAACCCAAACGCCAGCTTCCCAAAGAGACAACTGGCGCTCGAATCAGAATCGAGTGTATCAATGGATACTTCGCGCTCACAGGAAACCCCCGTCCTCCCCCGCAACATGTTCTTCGGCGCTGAAGACCGTAGAGCGGGACGTACAAAGGTTGAAGAGAAGGTCCTCGCCCCGGAGAGGGGTTACCGGCAAGGTCTGGCCGAGCATGTCATCACCGAGGCCAACCATCTCATCAATGCAGTCCGAACCCTCCGGGCCTTTGACCGGACGGGCAACGCTGAAATGGCGCTGGATCATCTGCAGCGGACTCTCCTTGATCTCCGGAGACACACTGCGAACCTGGTCGACGAAGTCAAAGCTTCGGTGGACCGCTGCGGGGCGAATGACGCTCCGCCCATGAACTCGGCAGCCGTCGTTGAGCCAATCCCCCAGGCTCCGGCGGCTGCCGACCAAACCAAACCGGCCGAGCCTAAGCTCAGGATCATCCACGATGAGCCGGTCCACATCGAACCGCGGATCACGCCCCTGACGATGATCAAGAGCATCGATGCTGCCCTGACTCACGCAGGGCGCAACCGTGCTGGCCGTTGAGCATGGTCCCCGGGAAGCCGCCGGCGCTGAAGCAGCGGTCTGGTCAGTCCAAGAAGCAGACGGCCATCGAGGACGCCCCGCCCCCAAAGCAGGAGGAATGGGAACTCGAGGAGCTGTTCACGTTCGGCAGCGGACCACTGGAAAACCAGTGGCTGACCAAGGATCAGGTTCAGACCAGGTCAACGGCCCAGCGGCGAATGAGGTCCTTGGGCTCAGTGAGTTCCTACGGGCCGTTGGACTACGCGCCGACAGCCAAGCAAGTCCCGCACCCGGTGAAGCCGTGGATCCTCGGGACGCTCTGCGTGATGCTGCCGGAGTCGAAGTGGCACCGACGAATCCAACCCGCCCCGGACGACAAGAAGTAAGACGGCCATCGGCGCGGGTCGGCCGGAATCGCCGCTGCGCCTACCTCTACGCTCCCCTGGTCGTCCTCGGGGCGCTCGCGGTCCTCGCTTCCTTCCCCGTTATGAATGCCGCCTATCTGGTCGGCGTCACCTTCCTTATTGCCGGCGCGGCCGGATTCGTATATGAGACAGGAACACCAAAATGACTGAACAGCCCCCGGAACCGAAGACTGAGCAGGAGTTCCTTGGCAACTCCCCGTTCAGGCGAGGACCAGCGCCTCGATTCGATAGCCGACTTTGGACGGTGGATCCCGTCGAGGTGGGACCAGTGCAGGAGCCGAGTACGGACCTGCTGGAAGAGGCCCAGGTCTCGGCGGGACACGGCATCAAGTCGATTGAGAAGGGCGAACTGGATGCGGGTATCGCGTGGCTACAGTCCGCTCTGGCTTTTGCCCAGAACGCACGCCATGCCCGCCTCAGCGCACCGGTCAAGGTAGTCATGCCGGGGGTCTCCGAGTGAGCCCGCACAACCTCCAGATGGTCGCAGTCACTGACCTGGTCCCCCACCCGGACAATCCCCGTGATGACCTAGGCAACCCACAGGAGCTGGCCGAGCTGGCCAACGACCTCGCGGCCAACGGCAACACCATCCGCCTCCGCGTCTACCCGATCCAGGACGGCCCCAACGCCGGCAAGTTCCTCCTGATCGAGGGGCACCGACGGACTGAGGCGGCAAAGCTGGGCGGCGTGACGGAGCTGGAGTGCTGGATCGACCCGTCATGCGACACCCTGGCCAAGCAGATCGAGGCCATGCTTCGGGAGAACACCCACCGCGTGGGCATCACCGCTTCCAACGAGGCCAAGGCCATCCAGACTCTCCTGGACTGCGAAGGCATGTCCGTGAAGAAGGTAGCGAAAGCCATCCACCGGTCCGAGTCATTCATCCGCAAACGCGCCCGACTGGCGACGCTGCCCGACGTCGCCCACCAGCTGGTGGATCACGGACGGCTGACACTTGAACAGTCGGACGCTTTTGACGAGTTCAAGGACGACCACGAGGCGTACCAGGAACTGATGCAGCTCGCTGCTTCACCTCACCGCCGCTCCGACGACTGGGACCGCATGGTGAGGTCCCTCAGGACGAAGCGGGACGCACCTGCGAAGAAGGCCGAGTCCGAGACCCTTATCAAGGAACTGGGTGTGCCCGTGCTGGACCGGAACCAGACTTACAGCGGCCACTACAACCGGGACTACCAGTCCGACAGGCTCACCGATGAGGAGCACGCAGCCGCCGGGAAGTCCGCTTACATCAACGAAAGCAGTGGCCGGATCGAGTGGTACGTCAAAAGCCAGCTCGGCTCTACACCGAAGAAAGTCCTGACGGAGGAGGAGCGCGAAGCCAAGCGGAAACTCAAAGACCTTGAGGCTGGCCTGGAGCAGGATCTCGCCATCTGGGATGAGCACCTGCGCCGCTGCCTCACCGACGCCGGCGGCGGGCTTCCGCTCACACCGGCAGAGAAGATCCTTCAGGCCGGACTCGCGCCGAACGTCCTCGGCTCCTACTACGACTACGACCGGGCCTGTGACCTCGTCCTCGGGAAGACCTACACCTCCTCCAACGAAGGAGCCATTGAGGTGAGGGAAGCCGTTGCCAAGCTCCGCCCCCTCCAGCTCGTAATGCTCATGGCAGAGCTACACCTCAAACCTTCCCAGCTGCACAAGCCGGGAACCTGGGACCCGACGTCCTACAGCTGGCGAGAGTCTGAGGGGATCGCCCGCTGGATCATCGTCCGCAACGACGTCTTCAACTACCCGCCCTCGGTCTTCGAACGCGAAGCAATGGACCACTTCACTGCCCTGGCAACAGCCCGTGAGCTGGCAAAAGCAGGCGTAGCAAAGGGAGACGAGATGGACGCTGCCCTGAAGACAACCATGGCCCTTGCTGCGGGAGCCTCGGCCGACGACCAGGAAGACGAGGACGAAGACCGTGACTGACCACTTCCTCAAGAGGAGCCCTGACCTCGAACCCGTCTGCGTCTGCGGGTACCGTCCGGAGATCCTGGATACTCCCGCAGCTCTGGCCCCGATGGCGAAAGCCAAGACAGCCGTCCTGAACCACGTTGACGCTTTGAGCGAGACGCCCACTGATCTGTGGAAGCAAGGCCCCGTCCCGTGCTCTCCGGATGCCCCGTTCCGCCGTCACGAAGAGCAGAAGTACCCAAGGGCCGGCGTCCGCCGCACGCCCTCGGGCGTATGGAAGCTGACGCTATGGGACGAACCCGACGTCGTCCATGCCTGGGACGACCCCGCAGACGGTGTCCACCCGGACAGGTACACGGCGTGTGCTACCGGCCAGCTCATCATCGGGGCCCACCGTCAGTCTGATACCAGGCTCAACGGAATGCCCCGGTAATGGGACGGCCAAAAGCTGGCGAGACGTTCGACTACGAACGCCTCACGATACTGGTCAGCGAAGGCCGCAGCATCGTCCAGATAGCCGAAGCAATGGGCGTGACAACCCGGACCATCAGCCGCCACAAACGCGCGATAGGGCTTTCCCAACCAAAGCCCCCAAGCCGCCCTCTCGAAGAGTGGGCACCCACAGCCGCCCAACTCTTCGCTGAGGGCTACAGCCAACTGTCAGTAGCCGAACTCACAGGTGTATGCGACCAGACCGTCAGCCGACACTTCCCCGGACACGGATGGACGAAACACCAAATCGGACACTACGCCGCCGAAGTACGCCGCCTCAACCAACTCCCCAGCTTCCCCCAAGCCGAACGCCGAAACCACCACACACAGGAGTGCAAATGACTCTGATCACTACCTACCCTGCCCCTGCGCCGGTCCTGGCCCCTGCAGCGCTCGCCGATCTCGAAGTCACGGCGACCAGTGAGGAATGGCTGAAGAAGCTCCGCGCCCTGGGCGCCGGGGTTTCGAGTCGTCCGCCCATCCCCATCCTCGGCTGCGTCCTGATTGAGTGCAGGCAGGGCAAGGCGACCGTCTCGGCGTACGACTACGAGACTTCCGCTGTCGCCAAGCTTCAGCACGAGCCTAAAGGCCGGCTGAAGGACGCCCGGGCGCTGCTGCCCATCTCTTGGCTTGTCCGGACGATCCGGGCAATCACCGTTCGGCAGCCAAAGGCCTTGGTGACGCTGGCTGCGAAGGAGATGCTTGGCCAGCGGTTGCTGACGGTCAGCTCAGAGGGTTACACGATCCCGATCGTGAACCACTTCAACGTGGACGAGTATCCGGCGCTGCCGGAACACGCGGCCTACGAGAGCTTCAAGTTGGACCGCCGAACCCTTGTCTCCGCCCTGAACCGTTCACTGGTGACCGCTTCCACAGATGACACGCTGCCGATTCTGACCGGGATAGATCTGTTGGGCGGCGGGAAGCACCTGAGGATCCAGGCGACCGATCGTTACCGGCTCTCCTCTGAGCGCATCGTCAGCAAGCAGGAGCTCCCCGACTTCCGCTTCCTGCTCAAGTCCCGCGTGTGGAAGGGCATCAGCCGTCACCTCGACGGCGACAAGGTCACGGTGGGCGTCCTTGTTTCCACGGATCAGCCAGGACGCTCTGGCGGCCAAACATCGCTGAGCCTCAGCTCGGGCGACCTGACCTACACGCTGGAGGGAGTGGGCGGCGAGTACCCGAAGATCGAAGGGCTGTTCGTTGACAAGGCAGAACGGTTTATCGAGGCGGACAGAAGAGCGCTGATGGACCAGGTGGGCGTCGCCGTTCAACTCAACGAGCGGAACACCCCGTGCACCGTCGTCATGTCAGACAGCTCCATCACCGTCCGGCCGAGCATGCCAGAAGTCGAAGCCATCGCAACCCCAGAACTGGCGGCCACCGTAAGCAATGCAGCTGACTGGGCCGACAACCCGGCAGTGGCGTACAACCCCCACTACCTGCTGGAGGCCCTTCAGACCATCGACGCGGAGAAGGTCCGTCTGTCCTTCACAACACTGCCGAAACCTCTGTGCCTTACCGGAGGCGGCATCCCGTGCGGGACCAAGAACACCTACCGCCACCTCATCATGCCCGTTCGTATGCCTGAACGCCTGGTCACCTCATGACCGCGAACTTCGAGCGGCACGACACCTCGCTGCAATCCAAGCCAGCGAAGAAGGAGACGTGCCCCTCTTGCGAGGCCGTCCTCAGCCCTCATAACGGAGAGTGCAGGTGTTCACCATGATCAAGACCTATCCCCGGGCGCGCATCAGCCGGCACCCAAGCCTCAACGGTTGGGTCATCGACCTGATCCAGCGCGAAGGGGCTAAGGCCAAGCGCGTGGCCGCGACCTACTCCACCATCCCCTGGGCTGACCGGGCAGCCCGGGCCAAGCTCCCGGCCGGCAGTGCAGCCAGGATTGTCCAGGCCCGTCCAGCACCACCAATCTCCCCTTCTCCCGCACCTCGGGGCAAAGGCGATGCCGGTAAGTGTGACCCCTGCGGCCGTCCAATGCGCCGCCCGGGAGAGAAAGCGGCAGATCACCCGGACACGGTGCTCCGTCAAAGAGAAGGTTTGTGCCAATCATGCAACCGGAAGCCGCGCACGTAGTCAGGAGCCCCAACGGATGTGGCTTTGTAACAGCTGCGGCCACTATCACGGCGCCAACAGGTGCCAAGCGATCACCGAAACGGAAACCGGAGGTGCGAGGAAATGCTCCTGCACCGGACAAGAAGGAAAAGAGAACTGACATGGCCCGGAACAAAACGGTGAAGCCCCAGATGCCCGCTGCCTTCACCTATCACCCCAGAACGGCCGACCAGCTCGACATCAGCCCGATGCCGGACGGCCTGGGCGTCCTGATCGGAATCTACAACAACCAGGACAACGGGCAGTACACCACCATCGAGGTGGCAATCCCCGACGTCGAAACGGTTGTCGGTGCCCTCCGCGCCGCAAAGATGCAGGCGCAGGAGACCGCACAGTGACCATCACCTCGGACCTGCTGGAGAAGCTGCGGGACCACTACATCGAACCCGGAGCAACGTGGCCCGGCGGCGTCTTCGCGGACGAGATAGGCAACAACGGGGAATGGGGCAAGGGCCGCCGGTGTGACGCCCTGTACGCCGGCTTCACCAGCCAGTCCGGCCGGATCCTGATCGGACACGAGGTCAAGGTCTCCCGCGCCGACTGGAACCACGAACGGGATAACCCAGGCAAAGCTGACCAGTGGGCCGACCAATGCCACGCTTGGTACCTGGTCGCCCCCTCCGTCGCGATCATCCCCGCCGACGAAGTCCCCCCAGGCTGGGGCCTCATGGTCCCCAATCCACGGGCAAAGCGCCGCTTCCAGATCGTAGTCAAAGCCGCGATCCACAAAGACCGTAACCCGTCATGGCCCGCCGTCCGATCATTCATGGCACGGATGGACACCATGCGCGAGAAGGCCATGGAACGCGCGATCTCCGAACAGGTAGAACGTCGGGTGAAGCCGATAGAGGACAGATACAGAAACCTCGAAGCCAACCCTGCCGACCGGAGGGAGCTGGAGGCTCTCCGGTCCCAACACAGCAAGATCGAGGAAGCCCTGGGCATCAAACTCGGAGACTGGGACAACACCTGGAGTAACACCATCGGCCCGGAAACTCTCGCCGTCGCCGTCAAACTGACCCAAGCAATACAAGCGCTCGCCGGCCCCCACCGAACGGATGGTTTGGAGGGCCTCCTGGAGAGACTCGCCACCGTCAGCGCCAGCATCGGCAACACCCACAAAGCCACGACAGATCTCCGCGCGCATCTTCTGGAACTCGCAAAATGAGCGAGCTGGCTGTGACGCCCATCCTCACGGAGGCCGAACGTCTTGCCAACGCGATACGTACCCGCAGACTGCGCAAATGCATAGCCGAAGGTGCGCACCAGTCTGAGGAGATCACATGCCCGAGGTGCGGACTATGACAGCGCCTCTCGTGCTTGACCCTGCTTCAGGGTCACGGATGTTCTATTTCGACAAACTGGACGACAGGGTGCTCTTTGGCGACATCCGATCCGAGCAGCACGTCCTGTGCGACGGACGCTCCCTGAAGATCAATCCCGACATGCAAATTGACTTCCGAAGACTGCCCTTCGCGGATGAATCGTTCCGCGTCGTAGTGTTCGATCCCCCTCACTTGGTGCGTGCTGGTCCCCGGTCGTGGCAGGCAGCCAAGTACGGACGACTCGACCCTGTGGCGTGGCAGGACGATCTCCGTTCTGGCTTCGCTGAGTGCTTCCGGGTGCTCAAGCCTGAAGGTGTACTCATCTTCAAGTGGAATGAAACCCAGATCCCGGTCAGTCAGATACTCGCTTTGACTCCGGCGAGGCCACTCATCGGTCACAAAAGCGGCAAGGCAAGCAAGACGCACTGGATCACATTCATCAAGCCGGAAGAAGGACAAAGTGCCTAAGCAAGAATGCGCGGGAGGAGTCCCAGTGAAAACTATGGCCGAGGTGCTGACGGAGCACCAGCGCCAGAACGCGAGCTCCTGCCTGTGTGGGTGGGCCAAGCTCGGACACTCACACCCCGAACACCAAGAGGCCATGCTGGCGGCTGCGGGGTTTGGGTTGGTCAAGGAAGCGGGGTTTGGGCCGGTTAAGGAAGCCGTGTGGATCCACGTCCACCACGACGCAGAGGCTCACGCCCGGAGCTACAACGACGGCTACGAAGCCGCCGTCACGCATGGCCTCGCGGATGACCCCACACTTGCCGATGACTGGTTCCAAGGCAAGCTGCGAGAAGCCAAAGCCCAGGCGCTTGAAGAGGCGGTGGAAGCCTTCCCTTTGGAGACCATCACCGCTCCGGACAACGCAGTCGTCTGGCTGATGGAACGGGCTGGCACCATGCGGGGAACATCACCCGCGGCTGGGACCACTACAGAGTGGGGAGTCCGCCGGGACGCAGACTCAGCAGTGCACTCGCTCGACTACGCGCTACAAACCATCAAGACCCAGCGGAAGCGCGGGCTCAAGCCCTCCCTCATCAAACGGCAGGTCGGCCCCTGGGAACTGGCGCAGGAGCCATGACCCGACACACCTCATCCAGTCCGGCGCTCGCCGATCCAGAAGAACTAGAGAAAGCAGGACCACCCAGTGCCATGGCTGAAAGAGGGCGACGCGGCGGCGAATCATCCGATCGTGTTGGCGGCCATGGAAATGGAGGACGCTGATGACCGGATCCTGAATGAGTGCTTTGGGTGGGTGAACCGGTGCGCCACGCAATCCGCCGCTTACGAGAAGGACTACATCATCACCATCGGCACTGCCAAGCTGATGGCCGGATCCATGGGCAGGTACCACGCCCTGGTGAAGGCGGCGAAGTTCTGCGGCTACATCAGCGATACGGAGATCGTGGTCGATGGTGAACGGCGCCAGGCGTTCAAGCTGGTTGAGGACAACGACCTCTTCCACATGATCCTGAAGGATGAGCGGGCATGGACGAACCAGCGGAAGAAGGACCAGCGTAACCCCAAGCTGACCGCGCCGGTCCGTCTCCGGGACGGCGACGCCTGCCGCTATTGCGGCAAGACCGTCAGCTGGTCCGACCGTGTCTCTGGCCGTGCCGGCTCCTATGACCACACCCGCCCAGGCGAACCAGCAACGGTGGACACTTACGTTGTCTGCTGCAAAGAATGCAACGGACGCCGTAACAGTGACCCGGACAGCATCTGGCGCACAGTACCCGCGCCGGAGGAACCGCTCTACGGCCCACAGACCGTGGAGTTCCTGGCAACCCACAACATCACCGTCACCCCCACCTATGTAAGACCCGCTCCACCCACAACCAAGACCAGCGCAGCAGAGAACACGCCGCCCGTTGAGACGCCCTCAAAGGCCACTCCGGGATCGGACGAGGCAACGGTACCTTCCGGCCCGTCCAGCGACTCCGCAGCCCCCACGGACTCCGAGGCAACGGCACCACCGGCCTCGGACCAACGTAGGTCATCTGGCACCGGGCTTGGTCAGAGGTCTCCCGGACCAAGCCATGTCGGGACGGGGCGGGGCGGGACGGGTCAGGTAGGGAAGGGAGCCCAGCTCTCAACCCCAGCTGAATCTCCAACGCTCAAGCCCAGAAGAAGACGGCCCAAGAAGAGAGGCAGTAACTGAACATGCCCTCCAAACAACTTTCATCACACAACTCTCTGACCGAAGAGCAGTTCCAGTCACAGGTAATCCAGCTCGCACAGCTCCATGGTTACCTGCTGATCTATCACACCCACGACAGCCGGCGCTCTCAGCCTGGATTCCCTGACTTGGTGCTGGTCAGTCTTCGCCGTGGCCGCTGCCTGTTCCGGGAGCTGAAGACAGCGAAGGGCAAGCTCTCCCCCGCCCAAACGCTCTGGATTCAGGGCATGCAGAACGCCGGACTCAACGCCGGCGTCTGGCGCCCAGAGGATCTATCCAACGGCCACATCCTCAACGACTTGAAAGGCTCAGCGTGACGACCTGCACCACTGAGGATTGCTTCCGGGCAACTACGCTCTACCTCTGCACCAACTGCATTGTGGAGCTCGACGGGCTTCTCGAGGATGTACACGCCATCGTCCGCCTGTTGGATGGACCAATCAGCCGGACCAGCGTCACCAGGAATCCGGGCTCAGGTGGTGCTGGTGGGCACCAAGGGTCTAAGCCGGCAATCAATCTCGACGCGATGTTGCTGAAAGCGTGGTTGTGCCAGCTGCCGAATCGCGCGTATGAGGAAGCGATGGACAACCCCAAGGCTGGTGAGACTCTGTACATGGCGCGCATCTGGGTCAAGCAGGGTCGAGACTTGGTGTGGGGCCCGGAAGAGAAGAGGGTGTACGGCCAATGCGAGGAGCGGTTGGACGGCGAGGACAACGAGTACATCCTTTGCACTGGTCGGCTGACCGCACACCCTGACGATGTGTCAGTGAAGTGCCCAGAGTGCAACACCGTTCACCACATCCATGACCTGCTGCACCGCCTCCGGCTGAAGGCAAGAGGCGAACCGATGACGCCAAGGGCGGTGCGCGAGTACCTCCAGAAGAAGGCCAAGGTTGTTATCTCGAAGTTCGACTTCGAGAATTGGGTGAAGCTGGGGAAGCTGGTCTATGTCCTTGAGCGTGTAAACACTGAGGGCAAGCCGCGACGCATCTACTACCCAGGCGATGTGCTCCAGGTATCCGAAGACATGCGCGCAAGAAGGAGAACCTACCGCGAAATGTAGTACAGTAAATCCGACGGGATAGCTGTCCCCAAACACGTGAGCGAAGGCCTTGCTGGTAAATCCGGCAGGGCCTTTGTTGTGTCCGCCTGAACATCGGAGGCGTCATGTGCCAAGCGCATTGAAGAAGCCTTGCCCGGTACCTGGTTGTTCGGAGCTGGTCAGTTCTGGCAAGTGCGAGGACCATCGTCGGGCAGCAGACCAGCACCGTGGCACAGCAGCCGAGCGTGGGTACACCAGCGTCGGACACTTCATGTTCCGTGATGAAGTGTTGGCACGAGACCCGATCTGTGTCTTGTGTATGCGGAGACCATCTCAAGAAGCCGATCACTTCCCGGTCTCGCGAAAGGGACTGATAACGCTCGGCCTGAACCCTGACGATCCTAAACGGGGCCGCGGACTATGCAAGCCGTGTCACTCGTCTGAAACAGCTAAACATCAGCCCGGAGGGTGGAATCGGCCTCAGTGAAGGCCTGTTTCAGCCCTAGAATCCGGCCCCAAAGGGGTGGGGGTACCCCCTTTGGGGCCGTCGCAAATAGCCACCGGGCAGGG